CTTAGACTTTATACAATTTTTACAAACTAAGTGCATTTCTAGTGTAGGACAGTTAGCCTCAATAGATTGTTCAACACAATTCCTGCATATTAAATCAGGAAATTCATCTTTATCTGCTTCCTGGAACTCCTCTAAAACATGAGTACAGGCTATTATATGTTCATGACTCATACCTATTGCTGTCTATAGTGTTATTTATCCCTTTGCTTACCTCATCCACTGGACCATTATGATTAACCTCCAGATTCTAAATAATTTCACATAATTCTTCATCTTGTATAATCTTTAGCCTTACGACCTCTAGGGATTCTACCCATAAAATGACAATTAGGACAATGCTGACTAGATCTCCAACTGTGTGTGTTCCTTTGAACGTGCTGTGTTTTACCACATAGTTTACATCTCATAGTGATTCTATCTCCTCATCATAACTCTTACCCTGGATAGTACAGTCACACCAATCCCCATTACCCTCACTACAATACCCTACTCCATTGACACAACCATGCAATATCATCCCATGACCACACACATCACACACACTCATCTATTTGACTCCTTGCACAGATATACAGTAATCTCCTCCATTTCCTTAAAGAAATCTTCTAATTCTCCTATCTGTGGTAGTCTTAGGCCTAACTCTTCTAATACTGATAAAGATGATTCTATTACTGCCTTATCCAATGTTTCAAATTTCTCTGCTCCCACGCTCAATTTATAATTATCAGCACTTCCCTGGTAGTATGCCAATGTGACTAGTTCTTTCTCTCTGTTTGATAGCATGAATTATTGATGAATCCTTTAGGATAAAAGTGTTACTTGTAAAATACTATACGTATGATATATAATATAATATATAATATATAATATAATACTATACGTATAGTTTTTTCTCTCAGTGCTTTTCAAAAAGTGAGGCTTCGCCTCACAGATACAGTTTATATACTAAGATTATAATATGATATTATGTCATTTTTGAAAAAGAAAGGATATAATGATTCTCCAGCACCAAAGAAGATAGCCAAAGAAGTTATCTCTAAATGCAAGTCTCACAGCAAACACCAACGTAACTGTGTAGATTGTGAGAAACAGTAACACTTTTATACTATTAACCCTATGTTATAATAGGCTTGTCAGGGATTACCCTAATACGGTAGCCCTCTTAAAGCTTACATAGAGTGAAAGAATGTAGATACATCATCACTCTTTAATATACTTTTTTCCTCGTCTTACGGCTCTATCCAGATTACTGTATATTCTATTACATTCCCCTTTACAATATTTCATCCTACGATGTGGCATCTGTTGAAAACACATACGACATTTTGGAAAGTCTATACTGTGATTTTTGTGAAATATCTTTAACATTGTAGTCCTATGATTCATCTTACAATCCTTACAATATACTGCTCTCCTGGTTGTTATCTCGTCACAATCACAACAAGTATTGATATCTTGTCTTCTACAATTAGCACATCTAATTTTATTTCCAAAAGGTATATTATCACAATTAAAATTAGCACAAGTCATAAGGTATATTATCTATAATATTATAAAAGTGTTTGTGCGTATATTACATTTGTTTAGTATGGCAGGAGTTGCTGAGATCATGTGTAAGTATGGAGCAGGCGATAAGGTGTTACAGTTAGAACAGTTTGACACAATGGGCTTTCATGAGTATTATGGCGTTACTGAACTTTTCAAAGATCTTCAAAGTCTGATTAAGAGAGCCGAGTATATCCAGACAAATTATGATAAGATAGTAATACATGATTATTCAGAATTTAAGTTAAACTTTCCAAAGTCAAAGGTAGTATTAGTATTTCATGGCTCAAAGTTAAGAGGGTTAAATGAGAAAGAACTGGAGACAGTAAAGGAATATCCATGCTATGTAACTACTTCTGATCTCTTTGATATATTACCATTTGCTAAACACTTACCTGCTCCAGTAGATAGTGATTTATTTAAGAAAGATGTTGAAGGGTATGGATGGATAGCAATCAACAGGCCATACCAAAGAGACTTGATAGAAAAACGAATTAAAGATAGATATCCTGATGTGCAATACTATGAACGTAATGCTAGCAGTATTATAAGATATGAGGATATGCCAGATTTTCTATCACAGTATAAACATTATGTTGATTGGAAGTTCACAACTGATACAATACCTTTATCATTACCAGATCCATCTTGCACAGGAATCCAGGCTTTAGCATTAGGGTTGACAGTACATGATAAGGATGGTGGTACTTTGTCTACAAATTTACTTCTCATTCATGATGCGAAGCGAATAACTGAGAGGTTTATTAATGAAATTACTTGATTGGAGTANACATGACTAGAACTCGTGGTCCTGATTTATCAAAAGAGTTTCATGATTACATCAGTACACAATGGATGTTCTTTGGTAGAAACGCATATCAGATAGCAGAGCAGATAAACAAAGATACTGTGTTAATGAGCAAGTATGGTAAATGTAGCCATGCAGGAGTACATTATCATATCAAACAGATTCAACAAGAAATGGAAAACACAATATCTGAAGATGCTATGGACACATACATTGGAGAGTTCATCAGAGCTAGACTAGGCTTTGAACAAGATGTCATAGCATTAGAAGAGATTATGGCTGATGAGAAAGCCAAAGGATTTGATGATATGGATAAGGAACTATATTTGAAATTTGCTAGAACCAGACATGAGATTAAACTTGACTCCTTTAAGATGTTACAAGATTCTGCTTTACCGTTACAAGTAAAGAAATTAAAAATGGAAAGAGCCAAACTAAGACCTGCTATACCAATGCCTGAGGTAGAGGATCATGGGGTTAGCAAGTAAAAACACACTACAGATTATAGGTAACGCTGCAACCAGAGATACACCTATTGTACCTCTAACTTTTTGGTGTAAAGACTCTACGTCTGAATCAGATCAATGTTGCTTTTGGCATTACATATTTCATCCTTATGGTGGACCTGAGAGAGATGGCATATACCATCCATGTTATGATTATGAACAGCAAATATTAGACAAGATGCAAATGGAACCATTAGAAGAGGATAGGACTAATCCTTGCAAGTGGTTTTCAGTTTACAAAGCAACTGGATTAGGACTTACAGAGTTTATTCTATTATGGATAGTATGGAAGTCATTGACAGATGTTTGGTGGAGTGGTAAGGAAGCCATAATTATTACTGGACCTAACGTTGACTTGGCACAGGATTTGATACTTCGAGCGAAAGGTTTTTTACAAAAGAAAGGACTTGGATATGTAGATCATGGAGCATATGAAGTAGATGTCAATGGAAGTAGAATCAAATGTTATCCGTCGAATAACATCCATTCAGCTAGAGGTAAACCAAAGATTAGTCTCTTTTTTGGAGATGAAGCAGCGTTCTTCAAACTCAGAGATGATTCAGTCGTTAGAACCGTGGGAGAGAGATATATTGGAAAATCAAATTCATGGGTTATATGGGTATCTACAGCAGGAGAAGAACCGAGTGGTTTTTTTTACGACATTATGCTCGAACCTAAAGAAGGACCAGAGAAGACAATATATGAAAGATTCCACTTCTATGTTGAGGCAGGTCTTAAGAGAGATCCGAAAACAAAAACATCAATATTCTCTCCCGAATACCTAAAAAAGGCTTCACAAGCTAGATCATATGAAAGAGAGTATCTTGGTGTATGGGGAAAGAACGTAGGGGATATATTCTCTCCAGAGGGAATAGAGTTATGTTGTGGAACTGAATATGAGTGGACTGTAGATGATGATACTAATGACAGAGTTATTGGAATAGATCCTGGATTCGGATCTTCTGAATTTGGAATATGTATCATGCAAAAACGTAAGGGAAAGAAATCAGTTATCTATGCTGATGCTTTTGAAAGGGCTAGTTACATTGATATTATTAACAAGGTTAGATTACTATCTGAAAAGTTTAGAACTAAGCGTATATTTGTGGATTCAGCATGGCCAGAGGGAATAAGAGATTTGAGGGATAAGTATTACATGAACGTACAAGGTATAGCATTTAATCAGTATGGAGAAAAGATGTTAAACTATGCAGCAAACAATGTAGACTTTCAGAATATTGAGATTCATCCGTCATTTAAGAAACTAAAACTACAGTTAATGACAATCAAGTTTAACAAGAAAGGTGGTACTGACAAGACCAAACAAAATCCATTTGATTTAGGAGATGCTTTTTTACTAGCACTATACTACTATAAGATGGGATCAGGTACTCTTGCTGGAGTTGGTTGAGCGTTTTAACCTTAATGTGTTTTCTAATTTATCTTTAACCTTTGAACCAAATCTAGGTAATTTTCTATCTTTCTTTTTTGGTTTGGGCTTACTAAAATCTGCAACAAATGCTTTATGATCTCCAACAGTAATAATAGGAGTAATACCTTTCATCAATGCAATATACAAAACAACATTAGGATCTGGGTTTTTCCTTAAAGAATCCATACATTGTTGATCAGAGTAGTAAGCAGGCCACGTACATATTTCATAGATATGATTATCTTGTAACTCATCTAACTGTTCGTTACGAATCATAGGGTATATTGGAGCAGGAGTATGTTCTGCTAACATATACTTTCTATAATATCATATTATATATAAACTATATGGTTTTATACCTAAAAATGGACCAAAAGACATGGGCTACAGGAGATTTTACAAATAGTGCTACATATGACTTATCAGGTACGGTATATGATGAGAATACATTAACAACAGCAAGAAACATCTCATCATTTACAGGAACATTACGATTAATAAACCAAGATGGAGATTCTGTATTTTCAACTACAGAGAATCTAACATTGGGAACAGATGGTACTATACTAATCAAGTTTGCAGAAGGAAAAACACCTGTATTACAAGGAATATTCAAAGTTAGATTAAGATTAGAAGTATCAGGTACTAGATTAACCTGTGTAGGTGTTAATGGCTCAGATGAAGTCTATTTTGAATACGATTAGTGACTTTTTACTTCCTATGTTTAGATTTATTGTTATTTGAGCATTGGCAGACATATTTACAATAAAAAAGACCATTTCTGGATCAAATACACCTGTTTTACCTAGAAATACTCCAATTAAGGAGAAATATGAGGGTTCAATCAGGGTATTAGAGGCATTTAATCAAAAAAGTGAGGTAAATCAGTCAGATTGGCAAGATGAACTGGCTCCAGACAGACCATTTGTTGAAACTATCAACGCAATCAACCAAGATCCTCGATTAAACTTATCAAATGAAACATATATTCAAATGGTATTAGGAAAAGGACTCAGAGTAACTGCAAAAAAGGAGAATATAGCAGATATGGTAACAGATTGGTGGGATGAGATACAATGGGATGAACAATTAGAAGATGCACTCTATTCTTACTTAGGATGTGGCAATATGTTCTTTGAACATGATCCAACATATAAACAATACATTGAAGTTCCTGTTACAACAATAGAAAGTATTGTAAGAGGTAAGAAAGGGGATGTTAAATATTTCTTACAACACGTTAATGATCAAGATATTAAATTAAGACCAAGTGAGGTAACACAATTCAAACTAACTAACGTATCAAGAGAGGCATTTGGTAGAGGATTACATCATTCAGTATTATCTACATATACAAACCCAGATACAGGAGATGTATATGATTCTCCTCTAATTCAGATGAAAAAGATGGAAGATGCTATGCCAAAGATATTTGAAGGTCATGCTGATCCAACAGTAATGTTCCACTTTGCTGATGCAGGGGAACAATTCATCAAGACTCAAGCAGATGCACTAAAGAAGATGAAACATGGATCAAAAATAGTTACAGATAAAGAATTTGATGTTAAAGTTATAGAGTCAAGTGGTAATAGTAAGTTTGAGGGTTACATTGAACATATTCAAAGAGATCTATTAGAGCCAGGATCTAAATTCCCACTCCAATTCTTCAACGCAGGCTTTACAGCTAGAGCAGCATCCGAAAGTACGGACTCTGTACTAACTAGAAAGGTTAAGAGAATACAGGCACGATTAGCTAACCAAATTAAGATTAAAATGGTTATACCATATCTTAAATCAAGAGGCAAGAACATCAAAGCAAAAGATATACAAATCTTCTTTGAAACACCTCAAAAACAAGAGGCAACCATAGCAGACGTTACAACATCATTTAGAGATAACCTTATCAAAAGATCAGAAGCAAGGAAATGGTTTATCGCAAACTCTAGTATTGACATTAACGAGAATGATATGAAGGATGAAGCACCTATCACATCAGTAACTCCAACTAACCAATTACAAGATATACGAGATCCAGAAAACACTTCCATTAAAGACAATAATACCAATGAAAAACTGTTAGAGATGGTAAACCTCAGAGAAGAATTAGATAGAGTAGAGAAGAGAAAGAATACTGAGGAAATATTGAATTTCATAAAGGGGTTAAAAAATGATTAGAATATACACAGATAAACAAGCAGACAATGTAATAGAATCACTAGATCTAGGTAGAGTGTCATTAGGAGAAACCATAAAGTACACAATGTTTATGAAAAACACAGATACTCAATGGCCAGTTCATAATATCAAAATAGAGAACGCAAATCCAGAATTAAGATTTGAGATACCTGATGTATTAAAAG